CTATTCCAAGCATAGGATGACTAATACTGGAGGGGTGTGCAATGCACTCCTCCTTTTTTTTAAATTCTAATTAAATTTTAATACAATGAAAAGTAAAACACAAAACAAGTTTGTAGCTAGAAACTATAAACTAACAGCAGGAGTAGCACCACTTTCTTTTATGCTACCCGTAAGACATTCAAAAAGATTTTCCTTACTACACTTTGATGATAAGACAGGAGTCAATAGAGAACTTCGCTATGCAAGAAACCAAAAGTCTTGCTTTGTAGACGAACAAGACAATAACGCTATACTAGAGCCTGTTGTTTTTGAAGATGGATTCCTACACGTTCCAAAGGAGAACCGTATCCTTCAAGAGTTCCTTAGCTACCATCCATTAAACGGCACTAAGTTTGTTGAGATAGATGAGGCTAAAGATGCTGAGGAACAGGTTCAAGACTTAATGATAGAAGCAGATGCAATGGTTGAGGCTAAGAGCCTTTCGCTAGAGCAGTTAGAGAACGTATGTAGAGTTTTGTTTGGTACTGATACATCAAGAGTTTCAACCGCAGAGTTGAAGAGAGATGTTTTAGTATTTGCTCGTAACAATCCTTCTGACTTCTTAGAAGTTGTAAATGACCCTGAGTTAAAGCACTTAGGAATTGTTCAAAGACTATTTGACCAATCAATACTAAAGATAAGAAAAAGCGGAAAAGAAGTTTGGTACAACACACCAAATAATAAGACAAAGATGTTGAATGTACCATTTGGTGCTGAGGCAATTGACTTAGTCGCTTCTTACCTAAAGAGTGATGACGGTCTTGATGCTTTGAAACATTTAGAAACATTGCTAGATTAAGTAACATATAGTTTAATTAGGGGACCTCTTCAGAAATGAAGGGGTCTTTTTTTTTCATTATCTTTGTAGAAAAGGATTACAGATGATAAATTCAGTTAGGCAAACAGTGATGTCAATTCTGAATAAGAATAATTACGGGTATATATCCCCATCAGATTTTAACTTATTCGCCAAGCAGGCTCAGTTAGATTTGTTTGAAGATTATTTTTATTCTTACAATTATCAGATAAATAAAGAGAATGGACGTAGTTCAGGTACTGGGTATGCTGATATTACAAAGGGATTAGAGGAGGTTATTGATACTTTCTCTGTAACACTTCCGTTGTTAAACTCAGCAGGGAATGAGTACTTCCTACCTTCATTGACTACTACATCGAATGATTACTACTTAATAAACAAGATACTAATTCACAACGAAAAAATAACAAACGGAACTACAGATGGTTTAAGTGGTACGAATACCATAGTTGATTCCACTAAGGACTTTGTTGCACTTGGTGTAAACGTTGGTGATGTGGTCGGTATTGTTATAGGTGGTATAACAAAGAACTTTACTGTTCTTAGTGTAACTGCAACTGAGTTGGTTGTTAATACCAACACCATTACAGTTCAGCCGTTAGGCTACTACGTATACAAAGGAGATAGCATTAAGGAGGCAGAGAAGGTTTCTAATAGTAAGATAACTATGCTGAACAACTCTATACTCACAAAGCCTAACCTAACATACCCTGCATACACAATGGAGGCGTTGGTGGCACAGGCACATCCAAATACAGTCATTGGTATTGGTCAATTAATATCTCAGTATATTAGATTCCCGTTTGTTCCTAAGTGGACGTTTGTAACGCTTACCAATGGAGAGCCTGTATTCGATCCATCTCAACCTGACTATCAGGACTTTGAGTTACCTAACGATGACGAAGTAAACTTGATATCAAAGATACTTCAGTACGCAGGTATGTCAATAAGAGAGGTTGCAGCAGTTCAGTTCGGACAGGCACAGGATCAAGTTAATACACAAGAAGAGAAATAATTATGAGTTATATAACACAATATCAATACTACGAAAACGGAGGCTTACAGCCTGAAGATAAGAATTGGGGTTCATACCAGTATGTTTCTCTTGAGAATATAGTGAACAACTATATGCTTATGTATACAGGTAACCACAGTCTTGTAAACAACGAGGAGAGATATAAAGTTTTATTCCACGCAAAGAGAGCGATTCAGGAGTTGAACTACGATGCATTCAAGGAAATAAAGATATTGGAACTTAGTGTGTGTGACACGCTGAGATACGTTCTACCTTCTGACTACGTTAACTGGGTAAGAATATCCATATATAGAGATGGCTTACTTATGCCACTTACTGAGAACATACAGACGAATTGGTCTTCGGCATACCTACAGGATAATGATTGCAGAATACTATTTGATGAAGATGGTAATGCACTTAAGCCTGAGTTCTCACAGCTTGATTTCGAAAGGATAAAGGGGCAGAAGCAGACCATATACCTAAACCAAAACTCTGAGTACTACGGTAGAGCAGGGTGGTGTATTGATGGTGCTTGGTACTTTGAGTATGGTATCGGAGCGAGATATGGTTTAAATACGGAGACAGCGAATGCTAACCCTACGTTTAAGATTAATCCAAAGGGAGGAGTTATAAACTTCAGTTCAGGTATGGCAGGTGAGTTATGTGTTCTTGAGTACGTATCAGACGGAATGGAGAATGGAGATGATAGCTTAGTTACTGTAAACAAAATGTTTGAAGAGTTTGTTTACGCATACATCGAGTTTGCAATACTAAACTCAAAGCTTGGTGTACAGGAGTATATCATAGCGAGAGCAAGAAAGCGCAAGGCAGCACTTCTTAGAAATGCAAAAATCAGAATTAGTAACATACATCCCGGAAGATTATTACAGAACTTAAGGGGTAGAGATAAGTGGTTGAAGTAGTATGGCAAATTTAACAAGGAATTTTACCCAAGGTAAGATGAACAAGATGGTCGATGAACGACTGATCCCTGATGGTCAGTACGTTGACGCATTGAATGTTCGTATGGGTTCTACCGAGGGAGCAGATATAGGTGTTATTGAAAACTCAAAGGGGAATGAGGTTCTCACTGCTATAGGGGTAGACGGCACAAAGATATCTCCTGACGCAAAGTGTATAGGCGCATTTGAAGACGGGGCATTAGAGACCATCTATTGGATGATTCACGACCCAAACTTTATTGACAGTAACACTGGGAAGTTAGACCTTATAGTTTCTTTTAATACCAACAGCAGTACAGTAACGTATCACGTTATTAGTAAGGATGATGGAGGTGGTGTGAACACCACGCTAAACTTTAACGAGCAGTATTTATTTACAGGCGTAAACAAGGTTGAGGACTTGTTGTTCTTTACAGATGACTACAATCCACCGAGAAGAATTAACGTAAAAAAGAATTACCCTAACCCTAACGTAAGTGGTATTGATGGTTTTGATTATAAGGACATCCTTGTGATTAAGCAACCACCATTGGCTGCACCGGGACTTGAGATGCAAAAGACAAGCACCGAGGAGACGTTTTTAGACGAGAGGTTTATTTGCTTCGGTTATAGATACCGATACGAGGACGAGCAGTACTCAGCTACATCACAGTTTACTGACCCTGCATTTACGCCTGACACCTTTGGGTTGTCAACTGAAAGCTACTTAAACGAGGGTGTAACTAATATATACAACACAGCGTTGGTTACATTCAACACGGGTGGACCATTGGTTGTTGGTATTGACTTATTATTTAAAGAGGCTAACAGCCCTGTAATAAAAATAATTGAGAAGCTTAACAAGACTAAGCAGGGATACGCAGACTATCAAGACGTAACATATACATTTACAAACAGTAAGATATTTACTATACTACCTGAAGCTGAGATACTTAGGCTGTATGACAACGTTCCATTACTATCAAAGGCTCAGACTACAATAGGCAACAGGCTTATGTACGGAAACTATGTAGAGGGGTATGACTTGATTGACAAGAACAATAGCCCTGTTAGGTTTGACTTTGTTGCTAGTGGATTAGAGGAAGCATTTGATATAGGCTCTGTAGGTTCAGTAAACGTATCTACAGACTATCTTATAGGTGGCGCACAAACTATAGCAGGTTCAGCAGCACAGTATGACTTCTCAGATTTCGATTTAGTTAAGGGTTCATCAATAACAATTGAAATAACTTTTGACCATAATAGTTTTTCTGGACCCGCTACTCCTACAGAGACAAACGTTCAGTTGGTTTTTCAGTATACATTCAACCTTGTTGAAGATTACGCTAGTGTTTATGACTGGGCGCAGAGTGCAATCACCACTGCTCAGGTGGGTACTTCATTACCTGGTGGTAACATTGAGCCTATAGCTACTAGAGACCAAGGAACTACAATGACAGATTTATTTAATCAGTTATTCAAAAATGACTTAGACAATACATACTTTATTTATCAGAGTGGTATAACTGCAATAGAGCAAGCGATTATACTAGAGTCTACAGTTGGTTCAGATGAGGTTACATTTAGATTCCCTGCGGTTCAATACGCAGACGATGTAAATACTCCTACTGTAATTGTTACAGAATACTTTGATATTGCAAGTGGTGCTGCTGATTACAGCAAGCTAAGTTCAGGTCAAAGCCTTCATAGCAATAGAGGCTATGAGATAGGTATTATATATATGGATGAGTTCAACAGGTCTACAACAGCTTTGGTTAGTCAGTACAATACCGTTCAATTTCCTTGTGGAGCATCAGACACAGCCAATAGTATAATTGTAAACATACCAACTACTCAAGTTGCTCCTAAGTGGGCAAAGAACTACAAATATGCAATCAAGCCTGACAGAGAGTCTTACGAAACGATATATAGTAGTATATTCTTTACCGACCCAATAGATAATAATACTTACTTCTTGTTGGAAGGAGAGAACTCTCAGAAAGTAACTAACGGACAAAGGCTAATAGTTAAAAGAGATGTACTTGGTGCTACCTCAAGTTGTGACTACGCTACTGTATTAGAGAAGGCATCTAAGAGTTCAGACTTCATAGCAATACCATCGCCTAGCGATCCTACTGTAAACTTAAATATACCTTCAGGGGTGTATATGAAAATGAAAGCAAATTCTTTTTCTGTTGAAGGTTCTGAGAATTCAATTATAGATTATGGTTCTAAATCAGATACATCTGAATATTCAGGAATTGCTCCCGTTTTGTCTTATCCTTTGTATATATATGGTGTACCAGACCCAACAATACCTGGTTCAACTGTTACTGAGTATAGCATTCCTGCAAGTTCAAGAATAGTTATTAGCTATGAGGTTGTTCGTGAAGGAGGTATTGGTTGTGGCGAAAGAATATATAATTTTAATAAGACATTGGTTTCACCTGTAGATTATAATAATTTTAGAGACTGGTTCTTAGGTGAAAATGTAATTGCTACATTAAACACAGGGAATAGTAGTTCTGCTACAAACCCTCCCTTTACAGTTCAGTATGCCTCTGGTTTTCAAACTCCACTAACGATACCAACAGACGAAGACATCTTGTACATTGGTTTTGAAGGAACTGTCGCTCAACCCGGATTAAACCTTTTAGCTACAGGTACACTTGCTTGTGGTGGATCTAAGAAGAGAAGGTCAAAGGTGTCTTGGACTATGACTGTTTTTAGAGCAGAAGATACAATCGTATTTGAGAGTGAACCTCTTGATGCAGCACCAGACATTTGGTATGAAAGTTCTAAGACATTTGGGTTAGTTACTTCTGACGATATATGTAATGTGTCAGTACTAAACCAAGACCCTAACGACTTGGTCTATGACTACACAGATATAAATGGTTTACCACAGCAGATAACGGTTCCTAGTAACCCTGCTCCGAGTGGTTCTCCAGTAACATTTGTTGCTGTTTGTAGTAGTGTAGTAAGAAGTGCAGCTACACCACCAACGAATCCTGCGAATGTAACTCTTACTTCTACGTCAATACCTTCAGGTACACATCTAGGAGATATACAGAATCAGATACTATCAACGGGACAGCCTGCGATTTGTGATACAGGGTTCTTTAACTGTTACTCCTTTGGTAACGGTGTTGAAAGCTATAAGATTAGAGATAGTATATTAGGCAAGGACTTCAACCTTGGGAATA